TTATCACGTTGGTGCTGCTGTAGCGACACTGAAGGAAGCTGAGAGTTACATCAAAGGAATTACAATGACCAAACAACCCGATGGATGGTCGTCGGATTACTACAAGATACCACCGGGAACTACAGAACTTGGTGACCTAATCGAACATCGAAACATGAACTTTAATGTCGGCAACATTTTCAAGGCAGCATATCGTTTAGGTAGCAAGCCGGGAGTATCCGACCTTTATGACCTAAAGAAAATCTTATGGTTCGTCCAAAGAGAAATAGCGAGAATTGAGAATGTCGAAGATAACAAGGTTTCCTAGTCCTCAAGTTGAAGAAGAGGAAGAACTACCACCACCACGGTTTCCCGATATGCCAACTATTGAAAGCATGTTGATGGGAAAGCAGCTTCAGTCAGTCTTAGTCATGACAGTCAACTCAGATGGAGATGTCAGCCACTACATTGACGGAGCGTCTACTGTAGAAGCTATCGGCATGGTCGAGATGTTGAAACAACTTATTTTCTTTGGAGACACAGGAGAGGTCGAGTAGTTGGATTTATTGACAGCACTGAGTTTAATATTCGTATCTACAAGTAGCCCACATTCCACAGTTCACGCTTCCTACTACGGCCACGGTGAGAAACTCTCCCGACATACCGCCAGCGGTGAACGTTTTAATCCCCACGGTTTAACAGCAGCACACAGAACGCTTCCTTTCGGCACTCATCTTAGGGTGAGCTACCGGGGTCGTTCTGTTGTCGTGCGTGTGAACGACCGTGGACCAGCTAAAGCAACTGGACGTAGCCTTGACTTATCTTATGGCGCTGCAAGGGCGCTAGGTATGTCTGGGTCTGCACCAGTTGGCATAGAGAGGTTGAATTGACAGCACAGATAAAGCTTCCATTGGAAATCGACAGAACAGCACTGGTCAAAGAGTTCATCTTTTCTGACCCCAAGTATCCGTCAGACAAAGAGTTCCACTACACACTAATTCGTGAGGAGATAGATGAAGTCGCTAAGGCATACGCAGAGTTACTCAAAGAACTATCGGACCTCGAATATGTGCTGGTTGGGGCGTATTGCAACGGTATTAATGCGTTTCCTTCCGACATCGTGGAAAACCTCTATGCGTTCGAACACCTCTATCAATCGATACCACAGGCCATTCTGAATGAAGCTTTTGTGAGAGTTCATCGTTCTAACATGAGTAAGCTTACGGATGGAAAGCTGGTTAAACGAGAAGACGGAAAGGTTCTCAAGGGACCAAACTATCAGCCACCTAATTTAATGGATTTAGTTTAGTGAGCATTGACTTTATTCGAAGAGAACCTGTTAACATATCTACAAGAGCTGAGATAATCACAAGAAGGACATATAACAGACCGTTATCTGATGGTTCTTTTGAAACATGGCCTGAGACAGTTGAGCGTGTAATTGGACATCAAAGATGGCTGTGGGAAAGAGCAAAGCGCAAGCCTTGGCAGCAAGAAACTCCTATACTGAACAGGGATGAAGAGAAAGAACTAAAACAACTAAAAGAACTTTTTCTAGACCGTCAGGCCCTGCCCTCTGGTCGAACATTATGGCTTGGTGGAACAGATGTCTCTAAAAGGCGCGAGTGCAGTCAATTCAACTGTAGTTTTCTTAGGGTTGAAACTGTTTATGACGTAGTTGATGCCTACCATCTTCTTCTCAATGGAGCAGGAGTAGGTTTTGAGCCAGTCGTTGGAACTCTTAATGGTTTTACCAGACCTGTTGAATTAGAGATTATTCGTTCATCAAAAACAGAGCCATCTGACAAAGGTAACCCAGATAACGTCGAATGGTTTGTTCAAGGATCTGATCAACGTTTTGAAGAGGATTTTACAAAAGGCGCTCATTGGCACATACGTGTAGGTGATAGCGCAGAGGCTTGGGCAAAACTTCCCGGTAAACTTCTAGCTAATAAGATCCAGTGTCAAAAGCTCACAATCGATTTCTCTGAGATAAGACCAGCAGGAGCTAGGCTTTCTAGTTATGGATGGATAAGCAGCGGAGACGAACTGATTGTTGATGCTGTCACAAAAATAGTCACCATCTTAAACGTTCGTAATAACCGTCTATTAACTCGCATAGACATTATGGATATTATGAATCTTTTGGGCGCTACGTTAAGCAGCAGAAGGTCTGCTGAGATATGTCTGGTTCCTTACGGTGACCCTGAGTGGGTAGACTTTGTAAATGCAAAGAAGGATCTAGCGGCTACACCTTGGAGAACACAGAGTAACAATAGCCTTTTGTTCTATCATAAACCATCAAAAGCTGAACTCACTCAGATATTCAAAGCTATCACTGAGAACGGAGGGTCTGAACCCGGACTAATAAATGCTCAGGCGGCAATGAAGAGAGCGCCGTGGTTTAAAGGCGTCAATCCGTGTGCGGAAATATTGTTATCTAATCGCAGCTTTTGTAATTTATCTGAGATTAACCTCACATCATTCAACAATGACTTCGATGGTCTCTGTAGAGCTGCTTACCTTATAGGTCGTGCTAATTATCGTCAAACATGTGTTGTGCTTACAGATGGTATTCTTCAGCGAACATGGCACGAGTCTAATGAGTTCCTGCGTTTATGTGGTGTAGGTATTACAGGTATTGTCGGCTGGGACCAATACGGCGTCGATAATAAATTAAAGGCAATCAAAAAGTGGGCTGGTAAAGGCAGTCTTAGTATGGCGAAAGAGCTTGGTCTTCCACCACCAAAGCTAACAACAACGATTAAACCATCAGGCACCTTATCTAAAATAATGGATACAACTGAAGGTGTTCACAAGCCATTAGGCCGTTACATCTTTAATAATGTTAAATTCAGTGTCCATGATCCAATAGTCGATGAGTGCCGTAAGTCCGGCTATCGAGTATTTGAAGACCCCTACAACAAAGATGCGGTCCTCGTTACGTTTCCTGTAGAATACAGTAAGGTAACATTCGACACCATCGATGGCAAAGAGGTAAACATTGAGTCTGCTATCGATCAGCTTGAACGCTATCGATACGTTATGGATCAATACGTCGAACATAACTGTAGCATTACTGTTAGCTATAGTGTTGAAGAGGTTCCAGCAATAGTAGAGTGGATACACCACAACTGGGACACCTATGTAGGTGTGAGCTTCCTGTTTCGTAATGATCCAACGAAAACAGCAGAAGACTTAGGGTATGCTTATCTGCCACAGGAAGTGGTGACTAAGGAAACGTTTGAATCATATGTCTCCAAACTAAAACCATTAAATCTGGTCAATTCTTCAGAAGAACTAAAAGACGACGAATGCTCCACAGGAGCCTGCCCGATACGATGACAGTCAGTCGTAAGGAGAGACGGAAACATCTCCGTGAACAAAAGGCGGCGGCGGGTTTCCCTGCCCCTCCCCCAGCACCTCCAAGCCTAACAGTCATCCGTCCTATGACTATCAACCAAAGCAGGGTGTTCAAAGAGTTTAACCGGGGGCAGAACTTACTGCTCCATGGTTACGCAGGGACAGGCAAGTCGTTCCTGAGCCTCTATCTGGCACTCGATGAAGCTCTGGTGAAGAAGCGTTACAAGCGGGTGATTATAGTTCGATCAGCGGTCCCTAGTAGAACTCAGGGTTTTCTCCCCGGCACTGAAGCTGAGAAGGCTGCTGTCTATGAATGTGCTTACACGGCTATAGTTGACGACCTGTTTGGCAAGGGTGGGACTTATAGGAGGCTGAAGGACCAGAAAGTCATCGAATTTACCACCACCTCATATCTACGAGGGCTAACCATAGATGATGCCATCGTTATCATTGATGAGGTCCAAAACATGATAGACGGGGAGATAAACACTGTGATGACCAGAGTAGGTCAAAACAGCCGTGTGATTATCTGTGGTGACTTCCGACAGAATGATCTGGTGGGACGAAGGGAGGAGAGTTGCATACGGTCACTAATGGACACTGTATGGCGTATGTCTTCCTTTAGTATCATCGAGATGACCCACGACGATATAGTTAGGTCGGGGCTGGTCAAGGAATGGATATTGGCTAGGGAATGATTGAAACACGGTAATGCCGCCATTTTGGGAGAAAAGCAATGACAATAACGCACGAATGTGAATTAAGCTCGCCTTCAGGTAGTTATGGTGCCGCAATAACAAGTGTTTATGAGGATGAAACAGGGCTATGGGCGGGAAATGAAGAATATTACAGTCAGGTGAACTACTGCCCGGTCTGTGGGTATAAAGCGAAAAATCAAATAGACCCTCATCAAAAGTGAGCTAATAGTTAAACCTAGAGTAGCCCTAAAAGCTACCATAGAAGACTCTGGATGCGTTGTTTAGGGTGGTCCGCTAGTAGGTATGCTTAAAGCAACAAAACGCACACACGAGTCTCTATAGTACCAACAAACCGATAGCCCTTTGGATAACCATTGGACTATCGGTTTTATCGTTTACTTATCTCTATTAGCTAACTCATAGCCTTTGACGCAGATACTCATGAGCAGATAGAGAACACCCAGTATCGGCATAAGCAACGCTATGTCAGCGGATAACGCCGCAAGCTTATCGTGCCACCAAGGACTGAGGATAGCCCCAGCCGCAACTGTAGTCCCTATCTTATCTTGAGTAGTCTCTACTAAAGCACTCGCTAATTCATCAATTGTCGGATCTTTCATTTGGCCGTCTTCTTTTTGCACAGAGCAATCAGGACAGCGTTATGCTCTCTGATTTCTTGAAGTGTCTCTGGAGTTAACTGATCCCTACGACTGAGGTAGATCGTCTTGAACTCAAGACAGGCTGCTCTAGTCACGGTATGGGGCGTAGGGGTCTCCATCGACTGGCACCCCGGTAGTAGGAGCGGTAGCAGCAGCAGAGGCCCTAGCCGCAACAGCTTGCTGAACTTCATCTATCGCATCCTTCATGTCGGATAGTTGCTGGTTGGCTACTCCAGACTCCACAAGCTGTTTCTCACGGAGCCAAGAGGTTACGCTGATGACCGCTTGGACAATAGAGCCTAATAGACCTACTAAAGCTGCTATAAGCGGACTCATCTCACTTGAACCAAATAGATAGGACGCCAGCTACTAGAACACCGAAGGTTGGCAGAAGCTCACCAATCTCAGCAGCGTGTGGAAGGAAAGTTGCTGAAGCTACTATAGCTCCAATGCCAGCCCACGTTGAGCCTTCTTTCAATTTAGAGATAACAAATGGGACAAAAGTATTCACGGATATAATCTCCACGGTAATTGATAATGAGGTCCATCTTTGAATGTCTTCCAGTCACCACCCCACTCTATTGAGACATTCTCAGAACTGGCAGCAGCTTTCATAGCTCTTGCGATAGGTGGGATTAATTTCCAGTCCCAAACAGGCTGACCTCCAGCATTGAGAGGGACAAGATCAACAGCATGTGACACCAATCCATACTTTGGGTCTTTCGTTGGAACGTGTCTTGATCGAAAAGGGTTCTTCAATTTAGAGACGCCTTTGGCAATGAGGGAGCGTTGGCGCTCAACAGTGCGAACGCCCTCAAAGACAACGAAAGGCTGGTCGCACATGGACGCAGCCTTTCTGACAACTCTAACTAAGTCTGGATGAACCCCCTTCAGCTTCTCTTCGGAAGCCTTCGAGAGTTTTATCATTAGCTTTCCTGAGTAGGCTCTGCTTCTTTAAGCTGACCCTCTGCCTGTTGTTTAACGGCTGCAATAACTTCAACCACTTCAGCGTAAGGTCTAGCGCCCAGAGCGTTCATAACGATATTCCAAGCAGCAATAGGTAATTCAATATTGATATGTTTTTCCACGTAATGTCTTTCTTATGATACCCACGGTAATGCAGGACGCACAACTGGTGGATTTATTAAATTGTTTATCTGACCCTCTAAGCCACGCTCAATATCGGCAACTTGTTCAGCGCCAAGGGCGTCCTTTACCCAATTGACTACCTCGGCTTGAGTGAGGTTAGCGTAGGGAACAAAGTCACTATCTGGATCTAAGGTTACACCTACAGAGCCGTAGCTAGTGGCGTTATAATTGCCTTCATTGGCGTGTAGTCGCCAGTGGACGGTGAACACAACATCGCTGTGTCCATCGTATTGTGGGTAGGCTTCCATCTGTTCGACTACCCAATTATATGTGATTGCCATATTAGTTTCCTTATGCTGCTGCTATTGTTGTTACAGTTCCACTAGAGCCACGGTATTTCAATGCGCCACCTTCGACGTAGATA